GAGAAAAAGACAGGGGGGGTAGGCACCCTACCTAAAAAATTGGCTTGATTTCGACTGCCCTTCGATGAGTTGCATGACTGGCAGCAAGCAACTGCGTTCTCAAAGTTCACCACTAGGTCAGGTGCTTTGCTAATTGGAATGATGTGATCCACTGTCGCAGCTGGTGCTGAGCAATAGAAGCATGACCACTGATCTCTAGCCAATACCTTTAAGCGAAAGGCTTTGTAATCTCTAGTAAGTCTAGGATCGCCTCGCTTTGCCATTACTGCCAGCCTTTAGTCTTGAGATGCTTAAGTGCTAAGCAATAGTTAGGTTCATCGTATTCTGTGTAGCCGTACCGGCTAAATACATAATACCAATAAACGAAGAACTGGTAATCGTAAGGCTTCCCTTTAACAGAATCACTCTTTATCTGGTAATAGCCATGAGTCTGCTTAGTACCGTTCTTATTGCCAATAGCATCTATCTTCCAACGAGACTCTCGATACACGATCTCGTTATGGCAGTTGTACTGCTTATCTGTTAGCTGCTTATTGGCTAATACTTTTAAAGGCACTATTGAAGCCTCTGATCTAGGCATAAGTGCTATAGATAGAGATATCCCAATAACGACGGCTAACTCTCGCGCTACGCCTTTCAGGCGCGAGTTGAAGCCTTTAGGGCTTCTAGCCGATAGTGTACTCCTACGACCTACGACATTGACATAAGTCCTGCTCAGAACGGCGTTGCGTAAGTTACTTGTCGGTAGAATAGAAACCAGATCCTTTAAACGAGATCCCGAAAGAGCTGTATATCTTGCGCATCGGTTCATGGCAGAACCCGCATTCAACATCGTGTGGTTCATTTATCTTTAACTCCTTCTCATAGCGAAGGTTGGCTTCGCATAGATCATTCGTACATTCAAACTCATAGATAGGCATTACTTCTCGACTCCATGAATTGTCTCCAGATGACTTAGCATCATGCGGCTAACCTCTTTCTGACCAAGGAAGCCCCAAGCCGATAACAACGAGTAACCGCAATAACATGTATGTAAAGCCTGTGGTAATACATTTCGTTCATCGCCCGCTTTAGGCATCTTGATCCTCACATAATTTACATTGACCAGAGATAATCCATTCACCGGTGCCTTTACAACGAACAATGTCTGAGTCCTGCACCATGTCCTGTCTCCTGCCATATCCAGCTTCTAGGAGTAGCCCCACCAGATCGCCAAGTCTTAACATCGCCACATAATCTGACGGTGTCTCACCCTGTCCATTGAGTCTGAAAGTGGCGAACCCCAATAAGCCACTCTCGCTCGTCCGACTCTCGATCTGGCGGAGCGTTCCTTTAACATCGAGTCCTGTGCGCGCTTTAACCTCGCAGTCGAACGGAACATTGAGAATGTCACGCCCAGAACCTCGACCTACTGAAGCGCCTTCCCACCAGCGCCTCAGATACTCTGCGACTACTCGCTCTGTGCGAAAGCCGCGGTGTTTTCTACTTTGAGACATTAACTGCGTGACACTTCTTGCATGACCAAGTAAGAACAGTTCCTTGAACCCAGAATGCTAACTCTTCGCGTGGTACTGGCTCATTGCATAGGTGGCAGATAATCCGCACCTGTAACGCGTTGATAAGTTCCTGATGTTTAGCCTTTTCAGCTAGTTCATCATCAGAAGGGAAGTTCTCCCATTCTCCGTCTTGGTTCATAAACTGTAAGCCGCTCATGCTTTGACCTCCTGCGGCTTCCAAGTGCCGTCGGCGGCAATGTTGTACCAAATAACATCTCGACAGACATAGCAGTCAAACTTGCCCCATGGCTTATTGTTCTTTGCGCTTACACCTGTTTTCCATTGCATAGGCTTGTGGTCATGGCAGTTGCGACATAATGGAATGTCTTTATCTACTTTAACTGCACCCAGTACATCTTGAACAAGTGCTATTGCATCGGCGCTTGACGGCGCAGCTTCTACTGCCTTAGTTGTCCAAGGATCATCTTCCGCCGGCATCGTGATTTTGTCGGCTAACTTCTCTGCGAAAGGCTTTGGTTCAGATGCTTTGACTTTAGACATCTCCTCGCGGCTAGGGCGTTTGCCTTTCGAAGCATAGCCTGCGTTAGCCAAAGCCCTACCGATCGCACTCGTTTCGCAGTTCTCAAGTGCGCTCGTAGAATTGACTCCTCTAGTCGAGACGGTTTCTTCCGCATAGCCAGTTGTCCAAGCCTGTGCATCGACTTCAGTTCTGTAAATAGCAGCTTTAACAATAAATCGCTGAAGCGTTGACTCAACCATAGTAGTTTCAATTCGACCATCTGGGTGTTCCTTCCAGAACTTAACTAGGCGTTCTTCAACTGTCTCGTAATCTTCAAGATTAAACATAGAGTTCATTCTCCTCTGTGTGGAGTTGACCGGCAATGGCTAGGTAAGCAACCGCATCGACATAGGTGTCAACCTTCGCGGTTTCCATGCTTCGGGCTATTTTGACGAGCGCCATGCAAGTCGCGACCTGATAATCTGTAATTGGCATCTCCAGATAACTTGACCAGAGGGCAGCCGTTCTTGCCATATTGTCCGACGGGTGACCGTAGTCCAGACCTCGGTCTTGGATAGTTGCTCTTGCTTCGTTGAGGTAATCACGCGCCATCATGCTCTCACCTTATCGCGCTGCTCGTAGAACTTACGAACTGCCTTGCGACCTTCGATGTAGCCTGTGTTAACGCCCATAGTGTAGAACCAGACTGTGCTTAAAACCCAGCCAGTCATAAGTATTGCGATCTCGTAGATATTCATTTACTGCCCTTCTACTGCGCCCTTCGCAGCTTCTTGGGTTAAGTGTTGCATAAATATCTGACTATCTGACGGTGTGTTGATAACGAAACGGTAACAATTCTCCATCGTCCATCGCATCGTCTATTGTGCGCTTGATGTCGTTATCTAGATCGTCCATAACGCCGCCCGTTGACCACGAATGTGCCGTCTTTTTCAAGGTTGATAAGGGTCACTTGGGTATCTTCAACGATAATAAAAGCCTGCTGCCAATTAGCGGTGCCTTTCGTGTAGCCAGCCTTGCTGATATCCATAAGATGCCCGCCTTCTACTCCACGCAGGATACGCCCTATCTTGCCCCCAGAAGCCTCTGTGAAGGCTGATACGCCCGCTCTGTGAGTGTGACCGCAAACCACGCTTAAACCATGCCTACGAGCCGCTCCAAGGGCTGTAAGACCTGCGTTAGAGTTAATAGCCTGTTCGTCTCCATGAACTGCTACCCAGCCCTTAGCAAAGGTGTAAGGTTTCTTATGATATGTAATACCCAATTCATCTAAGCGCATGAAGCGTTCAAACTTTAACTCTGGCAATGCTAAAAATGCAGGGATTTTCTTCATAATCACATTGTAAAGACGGTCTGTGTGATTAGAACGGATCATGTGAGCCTCTTTAGAATGCTCGACTAGCGACCAGAGAACCTCAACTGCGAGATCTCTATCCTCAGCTAGTGTCTGCTCGTACCAGCCAGCTGTTCCTTCTGTCCATCGGCTGATCTGCGGGAGATCGATTTCGTCTCCCAGAGTAAGAACGCTATCTGGGCGGTATGCCTTGATAAAAGATGCAACATTGCGGACAGCAACTTCATCGTGATAAGGAACCTGTAGATCTGGAACGATTACAGTTCTTTTCATTGTTAATCCTCATCGTCATCGTCATAAGGGATCGAGTCGGGAAGTTGTGGCAGCCAGTTAGGAGTCGGCAAGATCGTTGCCGGATAAGTTAAAGGCTCAAGTAAGATAGCCAAAGCCATTTCAGTTGAGAACCCTGCTCGTCTAAGCGATTTGTAATACTCATTAAGCCCGATGCAGTACTGATCGAGCATAGAGTAAGCCTCTAAGTCAATAGCCTTCTTGCGAGCCATGGATAAATTATCGCTCTAGAAGTATGTTATAGATCTCATCGACACGCTGATTAAGTCGCTTGATCTCCGACAGCAAGTGCGTGATCACATAACCAGCCAAGCCACCCACTATTGCAAGTGTGGCAATATAGAGATTTAAGTAATCCTGAACAGTCATCGTTTAGGTGTCGCATATCCAAAGACCCCAGCTAGTACAGCCCACAAGATCGAGCGGTAATCTGCTGCAAAGTTAGATGCAGCCCAAGCAGATAAAAACGCACCTGCTGTCAGTACCAACGGATTTTTCATGTTCATGCTGTGCCTCCTAGTAACGGGATATTGAAGAACGAAGCATCGTTATCACCCTTGATGCTAAACGAGATATGGAGATGATGACGATGCTTGTTAATCCCAGTATAAGTTCTCCAGCGCCAAGCGCTTTTGGCGCTTGCAATTTTGCCGTCAAAGATGAGATACGAGATGCGTTTATCAGACTTTGCCAATGTACGAAGTTGATCCGCCACATCGGGCATGAGGTCTGGTTTAGGTCTGCCGGATAAATCGCGATCAACATCGATGGCACGAACCCAGCCCTGCTCATCTGGATTATGGTCAGACTTACGAGCTGAGTGCCGACTATCGCCGATCCAACCGTCCGAGGTACGATCACGATCGCTGAAGCAGTCATCGAACTGTTCACGAAGTTGCTGACCAGCCTTACAAAGTTTTGGCTTCATCTAATAACTTCTTAGCCTCAATATCGCAACCTTGGCAATTCCATTGGTATTTATCGTTTAAGAATAATTCTTTATGACCGCACTCAGGGCGAGGTGCAATAAAAGCATCTGCATCTGGATCATAGGTAAAACCAATTCCTGCATAGTTATAGCGGATTTTGGCATTGTAAGAAGTCTGAACCCAAGTGCCACCAAGATTATCTACTAACCATTGGTAGCCTTCATCTCCAGCAGGATCATTATTATCGCCGACAAGTATTCGAATAACTTTATTGTCTTGATCTAATTCAGCCCAGTGACTCATATTAAACCGCCGATTTCAGATAGCGAATAATTAAAATACCAGAACCGCCTGCGCCTGCTGGAACGCCACCATAACTAGAACCACCAGCAGCTCCACCGCCACCGCCAGAGCCTGTGTTTGTTGTGCCAGATGTAGAACCACCATAAGTAGCAGTTGAATTAGTCCAGTTACCACCTGTACCGCCACCGCCTGAACCACCAGCGCCGCCGCTACCATTAACCGTATCGACATATACACCGCCGCCGCCGCCGCCCGCGTAGAAACCACCGACACCAGTTGAAGTAGCAGATGCCCAAGTTGACCAAGTATCTTTTCCAGCGCCGCCGACACCGCCTGTGCTTTGTGTTACTGCGCTACCAGCAGCGCCAGAACCACCACCGCCGCCGCCTGCGTAAGTTAGTGGGCTGCCAATTCCTTCAGCACCATTAGCGCCAGCATTACCGTAACCAGTAGCACCACCTGTATTGCCTTGTGTAGCAGAACCACCTGTTCCAGTTCTTGAACCAGCGCCGCCAGAACCACCATTTATGCCGTTGCGATCTCCGTCAACACCACCACCACCGCCGCCGTTTGAAGTGATAGATGAATTAAATACTGAGTTACTACCTACAGATCCTTTAGTGGCATTAGCACCACCAGCGCCGCCTCCACCTATAGTGCATGAGTAAGAAGCTGCTGTTAGTGAAGTACCAGCGAGATAAGACACTCCACCTGCTCCACCACCGCCTGCTTTGGAGTATCCACCGCCGCCGCCACCGCCTGCAATAACTAATACATCTGCTGTTAAGGCTGCGTTGCTAACCGATAAAGTTCCATTGGCCGTAAATACGCGGTAAAGGTAAGTTCCGTCATCATAGAGAGTTCCACCTGTTACAACAGGTTTGACAACTCCTACTCCGCTAATTACTCCAACTACATTATTGAGCATTACCCGATAGCCCCCACGACATACCAAGTATCAGTTGCAGTCTTTATACAGGCTGCTGATTTATATTGAGCAAGAGTTGGGCTGGCTGCTGTTGCGCCTGCTGATAGAACTGTAGTTGTGCCGCTAGTAACTGCGGAAATTGTGCAAGTGCCGCTTCCGATATTTAATACTGTAATAACCGAGCCGATCGGGATCGCCGCGCTCGCATTGGTAGGGATTTTAATCGCATTAGCCGATGCGTTGCTTTGAGTAATTAAAGTCTGATAAGAATCGTTTAAGACCAAAGTGTACGAAGTGCCAGTCTGGGCATTTAGCGTGAAAGCCACTAACCCATTAAACATAGCCGCGCTAAGGACATCGCCTGTTGCTGCTGGAAAGCCTGTTGCCATTTATTTCTCCTAGTACGCCATTATGTTAGTGCCGATTATACCTGATATGTCTGATCCGATGATGAACCCTTCAACGATCGGTTCGAGAGTTGTGACAGTTACGCTCATGGCATTTGGCGTGATGTTCCATGAGAGTCCTTGCGCTTGCAAAGTCTTTACGATAGTTGAGCCGTCTGGCTGAACATTTGTAATCTTTAAGTTAGAGAAGTAATCCAGATCCAGCATTGTTGCAGTCGGTACATCTGGATCTAGTAGATCGACCGTCATGGCATCTATGCGAATAGTGGTCTCTTTACGAGTTGCCACATATATCTTGGCTATGTTTAGGGTGTCTGCATCTGTCTGGGCTACGAGATTAGACTCGTTTAACTGGTGAGGGAAGTACTTAGCGATAGAAGCTGAGTCCTCTGAAACCTGCTGTGTGCCACCTACGCGGGTCATGCCGGCTGAGTTAATAATTAACTTGTCATCAAAGGCGAAAGTAAGGTTGGTGTAAGGAATACCTGTGGTCTGGTTGAACTCGATCGGGGTTTCGCCGTACTTCTTGATTACATTGGTACGGTTTAGATAGATCGCCGTTCCCTCTGTGTCGATAAAGAACGCACCCTGCTCAGAGAACTCTGCGTTCTTTAGCGCATCGAGCGCAGTTCTAGAACTTGACGGATCTACCACGCAGGTCGTGTTGCCTGTGTCGATCGTGCGCATAGATGTCGGCCATGAGACTTGATCTAGGATCTTGCCTATTCGAGTGCCGGTGTCTTGCCCAGCTGTAGCATCTGCAACAGTTGTGATCCCAGCCTGTTGCATAAGTCTAAAAGCATCTGCGCAGATTATGTCCACATAGCCTGTCTCCTGCCCCTGAGGATAGGTGTACTTATAGTCAGTTGTATAGCCTGAGAATAAGAAGTAACCCACGCCGCCTACCGTTGCTGAAACACGCAACTTGCGAAGCGGAGTCAAGAAGCCAAAGTAAGGCGAGTTCACATTTTGAGGGTTGAAGTCAGAGTTAGGATCTAGGACTCTAATAGTTGCAGACCCAGACTCGTAAGTGTCGCGCATGATATTGCGACCGCGCTTGATACTGATCTGTCTTACATTAGGAGTCAGATCAACCGTAGGCTCTGGAGTAGTAGTTGAAGCAAGTGTGCCTGTGCCTAGAAT